GAATTACGGGGTATTCGATAATAACATTGGCAACAATAACAATAACAGAGACTCCAACGTTATACAGTTATTATACTTTAATTACAAAACCTATATGAACGAGGTTTATAAGGTTAAAGAAACCGCTACAGGAGCTAGCAAGATAATTGTCAGAGACGATCAGTTTGATCCACCTGTTGATATGCTGGAAGAGCAGTTTGGTAAAATGTCCAGATCGCTTGAAGTGCTTTACGAAGGAGTGCTTGTAGTTGGCACAGACATACTGCTGAAATGGGAAATGGCTAAGAATATGATGCGTCCAAAAAGCGACGTGTCAAAAGTTAAAATGAATTACGCTATTACTGCTCCTAGAATGTATAAAGGCAGGATAGAGTCCCTTGTTAGCAAGTGTACAGGTTTTGCGGATATGGTTCAGCTGACTCATTTAAAGCTGCAGCAAGTATTACAAAGAATGATACCGGATGGGGTATACCTGGACGCGGATGGTATTAACGAAGTTGATTTAGGTAATGGTACAAATTACAATCCTCAGGAGGCTCTTAATATGTTTTTTCAAACAGGTTCTATAATAGGTAGATCATTTACGCAAGAAGGGGATATGAACCCTGGTAAAGTGCCTATACAGGAAGTGCCTACCGGAAGCGGCGGTCAAAAGCTGCAAACGCTAATAGCTACATATAATTATTATGTGCAAATGATAAGAGATGTCACGGGGCTTAACGAAGCAAGAGACGGCTCTACACCTGATTCAAGGACATTAGTAGGTGTACAAAAATTAGCTGCGGCTAATTCTAATACGGCTACAAGGCATATATTAGATTCAGGTTTATATTTAACAAGGGAAACAGCTGAGTGTTTATCGCTAAGAATATCGGATATAATAGAATATCATCCAGCGAAAGAAGCTTTTATACAGAAAATTGGTAGGTTTAATGTAGGAATACTGGAAGAGCTTAACGATTTGTATATGCACGACTTTGGAATATTCCTAGAGTTAATGCCTGACGAAGAAGAAAAAGCTACGCTGGAGAACAATATACAGATTGCATTGCAGCAAAACAGTATAGATCTTTCTGACGCTATAGATATACGAGAAGTAAGAAATTTAAAGTTAGCTAATCAATTGCTTAAGGTTAAGCAAAAGAAAAGACAAGAAAGATTACAAGCAGAGCAGCAAGCTAATATACAAGCACAGGCGCAAGCAAATGCTCAAGCTCAGCAAGTAGCAGCTCAAGCAGAAGTGCAAAAGGATCAGGCTATGTTCCAAACTAAATCGCAACTAGAACAACTTAAGGGCAGCATAGAAGAGAAAAGAATAAGTGTTGAGGTTAATGCTAAGAAAGAATTAATGGCTTTAGAATTTCAATATAATATGCAACTAAAAGGCATAGAAGTAGACAACGCCAAGTCTAAAGAAAAAGAAATTGAAGATCGCAAAGATCAAAGAACTAGAATACAAGGCACTCAACAAAGTGAGATGATCGCTCAAAGAAAGAACGATTTACCTCCTAAAAACTTTGAATCCGCAGGAAATGACGTAATGAGTCAAGGATTTGGCTTAGGTGCGTTCGATCCTAGGTAATAATAAAAGTAAACACAATCATATAATATTTTATCATGTCAGAACAAACAGAAAACACAGAACAAGTGGAAGCTCCTCAGGAAGAGGTTGTTGATACAAGCCCCGTATCGGTAGACAACGAGGGAACAATTAAATTAAATATGACTAAGCTAGCGGAACCCGCGGAAGAAACGCCGGAGTCTATGCAGGCAGAAACACCTGTAGCTGAAGAGCCGGTGGTCGAAGCGCCAGAAGAGCAAACTTCACCCGAGGCTATCGAGTCAGCTATAGAGGAAATTATAGAAGAAGAAGCAGTAGTCGAGCAAGTAGAAGAGTTAGCGGAACAGATAGAGCAAGCTGCTGTTGAGCAAAACTTAGGTACTGAATTACCTGAAAACATTCAAAAGGTTGTAGACTTTATGAATGAAACCAGCGGCACTCTTGAGGATTACGTTAGACTTAACAAAAATTATGAAGACTTAGATGAGTCTCAACTGCTAAGAGAGTATTATGCGAATACGAAGCCTCACTTAGATCAGGAAGACATAGACTTTATGATGGAAGACAACTTTCTTTATGATGAGGACATAGATGAAGAAAGAGATATACGAAGAAAAAAATTAGCTAGAAGAGAAGAGTTAGCAAAAGCTAAAAATCATCTTACTGGATTAAAAGATAAATATTACCAGGAAATTAAAGGCGGCTCAAGGCTGGCTCCTGAACAAAAGAAAGCGGTGGAATTTTTCAATCGCTATACAAAAGAAAACGAAGCAGCAACCCGATTAGCTGAACAACAATCAAAAACGTTTTTAAAGAAAACAGAAAGCGTTTTCAACAATGATTTCAAAGGTTTTGACTATCAAGTTGGAGACAAAAAATTTCGGTTTAAAGTTAAAGACGCTCCTAGTGTCAAGGAAACCCAAAGCGACATTAACAATTTTGTCAAGAAGTTCTTGGATAAAGATAATCAAATGTCAGATGCAGCAGGTTACCACAAGGGATTGTTTACGGCTATGAATGCGGATTCTATTGCAAATCACTTTTATGAGCAAGGCAAAGCCGACGCAATGAAAGATAGTATGTCTAATTCGAAAAACGTACAAATGGGCGCGAGAGGCGTCCACGAAGCCGTTAAAGCACCGAATGGATGGGCAGTAAGATCTGTAGATTCTGGGGGAAGTGGTTCAAAATTAAAAATCAAAAATTTTAAACACATTAAATAAGAAAAATTATGGCAGGATTTGCAACCGCGCCGGCTACATTAGCCAATTTAGCGCACTTAACACCACGTCCAATAAAAGGTTTGTTTGGAGACAACTACCTATCT